CTACGAATTGCTGTTGCGTGAGACTTTCGTCTTCACACTTGGTCGCACACGCGAGGCCGACTTTTTCGTCTGCTTCGATGCCGTCATTCGCGGTGCGGTACACGATACGCTTTGTCATGGGTTACCAGTCTGTGCCGAGGGCACGGTTAGCTTTCCCGCGGAACCTGATCTGGTTCCGCTTCTGTTTGTTCCACCAATTCGCAACGCCTTCCTTCAGGCGTTCGAGGGTGGTTGCGGAGATTTCCGCGCCAGCTTCGACTAGCTGTTTTGCTCCGGTCACGCCTTCCGCAATAGATGCTTTCGGCACCAATCCCGCACGGTTAAGCGCAATGCGCGTTTCGGTTTCGGTAAGACTAAGACCGGATTGGGCGGCGGCGTTTCGGACGGCTGTAACCCGGTCCTCGAACGAGGCCGACGCATAGTCACGGTCTAGCTCCCTGATCTCCCGATCAATAGTGAGGATTTGGTTCCGGATCCCTGCGGCCGTGTTTTCGGCCTGTTGCCCGACGCCCTGAAGCCGTCGGAGGTTGGTATCCTCGCCCAAAAGCACCCGCCTAGCCCCCGATTCGGCGGTCTGAGCGGAGATTTGGGCGTTTTCAAGGAAGGGACGAGCCCTTAGGGCTTCTGCTTGGGCCCTGTAGACGTCTGTCTGGGCCTCTGTAAGCTCCGCGTTGGCTCGGGCCTGTCTAGCCGAGGCCGAGCCCTGCGTGGCCCTTACAAGCGATTCTCCGACGTTTGGGAGATCGGAGGTTTGAGGATTTCCCCCCCCTTGCCCATATGCCAGGGCAGGATTGAGTCCAGCTTTCCGCATGTCTTTGACCGTGTCCTGATAGCGGCTCTTGAAGGCGTTCCGCGCCTGGTTGGCGCTGATGATGCCCGAGGCCGCATCTAGAGCCGGTCCAACGAAGGGTACCGCGTCGAGGAGTCCCATTGTCACACCCCCCCATTAGGGGGGGGCCTCTGTTGAGGTTTAGAAGCGGGTCAGGCCGGGAACAGAATACATCGGGATGGCCCGAGTCTTGGACACCGTGAACACCGAGTCAAACAGAATCTGCATAGACCGCGCCGCCGACCCGGCGGCAAAGATGCGGTCTGCGGTTTCCCGGCTCGCGTCCCGAATGAACGTGGCGTTCAGGGTCGGAAGTCCCGTGAACTGCTGAGCCACGTGCCACTCGTCGATGTTCCCCGCCGAGGTGGACTTGAATAGGCCCGTGATTTCCGACGGCTGGTAGCGATACTCCGCCCACCGTTCCTGATAGCCGAAAGCCGACTCGTCCCCCGGGCTCGAACCCGTGCAATAGAGCTCGTCGTTCCGGATGATTTGCTCACCAAGGTTCGCGAAGGTGGGCCAATAGAAGTCGAACCGCGTGTTGCGGGTCCACATCCGCCGCAGCCCCTGCTGGTAGGTGACGTCTGCCCGAACGTTCACCAGTCCGATGATGTAGCCGTGCTCCGTGGCGTGATACTGGAACCGGTGCTGGGCGTTGATAGTCCCCTGCCCGGCCAGTCGCCCAAGAGGGTCCGTAGAAGTCCCCTGCGAGGTCTGGGGCATGGCTTGGGTGTGAACCGGAGACCGTCCTCCACCGATGTATTCGGGCCTCTGGAGCCGTGCGTCCTCTGGAGTAACGCCGAAATGGTTCTTGAGTAGCTCGGTGTAACGGGTACCACCACGAGCATCCTTCTCCAGAAACTGCTGTGTAGCCACGGCGAGGCGTTGCGCATTGATCGTCGCTCCGGTTGCCGTCGAGAGGTCAGCGTAGAGGTTGCCGGGCAGGAGGTTCGCCGTCCCCGGGGAACCAGAGAGCGCACTACTGGTCCCGCTCTGCCCCGACGCCCCCATAGCGATACCCTGCCCAGAGGTCGGTGTACCGAACCCGGTGGTCAGCCACCGGAGCGCATTTGCGTTGAGACCGCTCCCGTACGCCGTGGCCCGCGTCTTCACGACAGCTTCCCCCCCGATGGGGAGGGAAACTTCCACCCCCCCCTTCAGAGGCCACGGCAACGCCGAGGTGAAGTAGTCGTGCTTCTTCGCCCGACGCTCGAGGTTGTATTGACTGATCGTGTCTGGACCGTCGCCCGTCGGCGACGGGATAGACGGCATGAGATTTTGGTCGCGGAACCACTCGTTGAACACCCTTGAGTAGCACCGGAACGGCAACGCCGACACGGTGACCACTTGCCCAGGTGCGACCTGTCCAGCAGTCGGGAGCCCGAGATGGTCCGCAATCCCCCCCACGATGAAGCCCCCCGAGGGGCTATCGATTTTTGGAATCACGTAGTCGATGGACGAACTGGGGTCGGCCTGCTCCCCCATGAATTTCGTCCAATTCTCCCACACGAGCCGATTCGGCACGAAGAAAAAGAAGGACTCCACTTCAAGGTTATCCATCAGCGGGAACAGCAGGTTCGACATACGGGCAAAGATGGACACGTTGCCCTTGTGGATGTCGCCCGGCAATACCTCATCGAGGTAGACCGGGACGAGGAACGACAAGTCGAACGTGCTTTTCCGCGTGTGTTCGACCTTAAAGGTCGAACGTGGCACATCGTTGCGTGGCACCATCGCGAACCGCGATGGGTCCACCATCGGGAGCCCTCGGTTGAGATTACGCATTGCTTCCTTCCTTTGCAGAGAGCCACGCCGAGCCGGTGGCAACGGTTGCCGGACCGTCCGGCGGTGAGAAGATGGTTCCGCTGTCGGTCAGAGTGCCGACGAGAATGAGGTTGAAGTCTGCTGGATGCTGTGCGAGTAGCGATTGCTCATTAGCCAGGGCATCGTGAAAGAGCCGAATCGCGGGTGGGTCCGCGCTTTCCTGAATGATGCCACCGAGAACGGTTTTCGCCACGAGGTCATAGACCATGTAGAGCGACTTCAGCATTTGTGTGTCCTTTCGGAAGGTTCCGTCTGATTGACTGTCGATCATTCGATCGACAGCGACAATCAGACGGTGTTGCGACGGGCGGACAGTTCCGCGCGTCGTTGATGTATTTGTTCGGCGGCTTCCAAGTTACGGCGAGGCCGAGGGTGCTGTTGCGCTTTATAGACGACTTGTTCGGCGAGCAACGGGTCGATTTGCACGAGCTTTTTTTTGTACGCCCGAGGGATACGCCCTTTTTTTCCATCCGTGATTAAGTACCCCTGCGAGAGGTCCGTTTTGTTTTTAAGTATCCATTTTGTCCCAATTGCAGGGTGACGTGACATTCGGATGAATGGTTTTTCTAGGGCGACCCCATCTGGTGAGGCGTAGATTTGGCCGTGCTTTTTGATTGTGTACTGCGCCACATAGGCCGCCGAGGCACCCGTTACGGTGCCGATTTTGTGCTGTCCGTAGGTCCAGAGTTTAGCCAGGGCAGGCGATTCGTAAAGGTCCTTGCCGACCTCGAATTGATCTGCGAATCCGCCATTGAAGAGCAGGACATGATAGTGGGGCCGATGTTTGTGTTCGCCGTACTCGCCGGAAGCGAGATAGCGCATGCTTGCACGAGCATCAGAGAGAATAGCACTCCAGCCCCGATCACGAGCGCGTCGAAGGCGCTTAAAGAAGTCCCGAAGATGTTGCGGTACGAGCGTGCCGTCATCGGGAAGGTCCTTGTCCTGATAGGTGAGAGTTAGGAACGAATTGTGTTTCCATTGCCGTGCCTCGTGCACCGACCGGCGCGACCAATCGGTCGCTCTATCGGTCAGGCACCCGAGGCACCCCCCACAGGGTAGCCGGAGATTTTCTTCCCCGAGGGGGGGCCACAGGTCCACGGTACCACAGGGTCCGTGATGGTAGGCCGGTATAGGGTGATAGCATGCCACTAGAGGCGCCACCCGCCGCGCATGATCTGCATATTCTTCCGATGGGTGAGCTTTGCGCCCTTGTTGAAGGCCCGAGCGCCCTTCCGCTTGTTTACCGCTTTGCGGTGCATACTAACTCCTTGTTTTTGTTAGGTTTAGACACCCGTTTTATAGGGTGTCAGTGGGCACATATATATCTAGGAATCTATGTGCCCGTTTCCGGAGGCGCAACGGCCTCCGGTGTTTCAGGTTGGAACCTTTGGAGCAACCCGAGGCGGACCGCCTCATCGGCGTTTTCAGGGTCGTTCACGAACTCCCACATCTGCCACGGCTGGTTGTTGAATCGCTCGCGGAGCTTCGCGGGTAGGTCCATGAACTTATGTTTCGCGTCGTTGACGCGTTCCAGCGCCGTCCGCAGATCGGGGACGTCCGAGAAGTCCCCGTACGCACCGGGGTTGAACTCCCCGAGCGGCATAGGCGCATTGGTCAGCCCGAAGCGTCTTGCCAGGACGTTGATATCACAGTCTTCTACGAATTGCTGTTGCGTGAGACTTTCGTCTTCACACTTGGTCGCACACGCGAGGCCGACTTTTTCGTCTGCTTCGATGCCGTCATTCGCGGTGCGGTACACGATACGCTTTGTCATGGG